GTCGCATCCTTATCCTTGGCGCGACCGTAAGCCTGAATGGCGTTGCGAAGATCGGCCTCGTCCTTGATCGGATACGAGCCGTCCTCCATCGCCATGCCTTCCTTAGCCATCTCTTCACGGGTATCGTCAGAGTAGGCGCGCTTCAGAGCAAGTTCAGCAGCCTCAGCCTCAATGTCTTCGGCTTCAGTGGCGTCATACTCGTCGTAACCGAGAACGCTTCCGTCAAGAGCGACGTACACGTCGTACGACTTGCCGTTCACCGCGTCGATCTCAAAGACGTACGAGTCGTAGCCTTCGAAGATGTCGGTGTCAGCCTGAACAACCTCACCCTTGGTGTCGATCTCTGATTCGATGACACCCATGGCAACATCCTGAGCGGCCTTGATGTCGATGAAGTTCGGCTGCATTTCGCCGTCCTCAAGCGACTTGCCACTGATGCTGTTCTCAAGATCCTTCATGTTGAGACGATGGAAGTTCAGCATCTCGCCGGTTGAACCGTCAGCGATGATTTCGAAAGCGTTGCCGTCCTTACCGAGAATGTCGACAATGAACAGGTCGCCGTACTCGCCGTCACCGGTGTAACCGGAAGCAAGAACCTTGCCGCCGAACATGCTGAGCGCCATGCCTTCAACATCGGCGATGCCGGGCATGTTGTCCTCGGCGGCGCAGCCACCCGGACAGTTGGCGCAAACTTCACGCGAGTTCGGATACGCCTTGCGGTCGAACTGGCAAAGATAGGCATCGTCCATGTCTTCGATCTCATCGCTCTTCTCGCCAAGGGCGGAAGTGAGAGCAAGACGGCGCGCCTCAGCGCTGGGCTTGAGCATGAAGCCTTCTGACTTCTCCTCAACCTCTTCGTCCTCGGCGGGAGTCTCGTCGGCGGGAGCGTCTTCGGCGGGAGCGTCTTCGGCGGGAGCGTCTTCGGCAGGAGCGTCCTCGGCCTCGTCCTCGGCCTTGACCTCAACCTCGGCGTCATCGGACTTAGCGCCAATGAACTCGCGGCGCTTCTCGTCGTCCTCTTCCATGCGCTCCTCAAGAACGTCATTCATCTCGTCGGAGTACGCCTCATTCGGCTTCTCCAATGGCTCGCCGGAAGCCTTCGCCTCAACAGCCATCGCGCCACAAGCGCCGCAAACCTTGCCGCCCTTGTAACCGCACTCCTTGGCCTCAAGACCCTTGGCGCAAGCGACAACATCGCCATCAGCGCTCACCTTGACGATGGCCTTCTCTTCCTGCTGATCCATTTCTTCGTTCTCCTTGTACTGCATGGCTCGTGACAAGCAGCCCTTTGGATTGGAGCACCCTTCACATGGAGTCATGAGTTTCTGCCCAGAAACCATGCACAGGTACTTATTGCCGATTTTTTCTAACGCTTTTTCATCGCTCATTGGGTTAGTCCAGTTTATCTAAGATGTAGACATCGTGGGGTAAGCATTTGCCTGCCCTTACTTTGTCTGCAACGTCGACTTGTAAGACACTAGTGCGTTACCTAGCGCCTCATTGAACATTCCAAAATCACCGTCAATTGACTTGATGATGATTCCGTCCTCAACCACCTCGGTGTCAGCACCGTAGTAGTCAAGAACTGGGTCAATGAATGACTTCAGTCCGAAAAGTTCTTCGGTTTCTGCCGGAATTCCAACAGGCCCATCCTTGAGTTCAATCTCGGTGCGCCCACCAGCAGCGATTACATCTTGAAGAAGATCCATCGCCTGTTGCAACTTCTCAAGGTTGCTGGCGCTGATAACGCGACCAGCCTTCACCTCGGTGTCAAAGGCGTCGCTCTTCATCATCTCACGGAGACGAGAAAGAACGTCGAATCTGCGACCGCTGCCACAGCCACCCTTGCCGCCACATCCGCAGCCGCAATCCTTCTCCTCTTCGGGCTTGCTGTAACCTTCGCCGCCCTCGGAACCGTCCTCGGCGTACTCGCCTTCCTCGTCACCGTCTTCGATCACGGTGTAGAAGGTGCGGACGCGAACCTCTTCGGGCTCGCCGAACATGAACTCGCCATCGACGTAACGGAACATGACTCGCATCGTCATGGGTTTGCCATCGTGCATGTGGTCAAACACGACACGGCCCCCGCGAATCTCACGAACCTTGGCAGGTCCGCCGAAACGGCGGGCGAGAGCCTGAGTCAGACCCATAACCATTCCGCCGTATTGCTTCTCGTCAATTTCGGCGAAATCGTCGTCTAGGTCAAAATCGGCTGACTTCTTGCGACGCTCATCAACCTTTGCCATCGCTTCGCGAACCACGTTCTTCATGTGGTCCTCGCCCCGGCTCCCAACCGCAAGCCATTTGATTTGCGCGATTACGCCGGGGAGGCGAAAGTCGTCCGCGTGCCGGGCCACCCACGCCTCGCGCAATTCTAAGGCGTTGATCTGATCCGGGGTTGTCGCCCTGCCACCCTCGTCGGCGATTTTGGTGAGGATGCTGTACTGGGCGTTGCCCTTGATGTTCCCGCCTTTTGCCCAAATCTCTGGATAGTCCTCTTTGATCCGTGCGGCAAATTCCCTGTCGAACATCTTCCACTTGCTTTTGCCGAAAGATGTTACTTCGTCGTCCTGTTTATCGGCCTTGATCGAAATGGTACCAGTTAGTTGATTAGCCCCATGCAGAACAGGCGAAACTTCATAAAGTTCAACTTCTCGTAACAAATTAGCCTGACGCTGATTATCATAAATAGCGTCAAGAGTCTTGTAACCGATCGACCACTCCTGCTCTTCACCATAGAAAGAGACATTCGTGAACGCTTCGCGACCCTTCTCGGACTTCAGGTTGAACTGAACGCGGGCATACAGACCGCCAATCCCAGCAGACTTCATCTTGGCTGGAAGGCGTGGATCGCTTGCCGGAACTTCGTAAATGTCCAGAACCTTGCCGATGGGGTGATTCCAGTCGTGACCCCAGACAACGCGAGGCTTGCGGCGCTTCAGGCTTTCTGTAAAAGCACCCGGAAGTACGATGTCGCCAACGCTGTCCTTGTTGCCAACGCCGGAAACGAAGCATTCAACAATGCCCTGCGCCTCATCAACGTTGATCTGGCCGGTGATGGCCTTGAACTCCGTTGCGTGGTCAATCGTGTTCGCCGAATGAATGGCGTAATCAACAGGCATTGTTCACCTCTCTAGAAGACGTGAACTAGATGATAGCCGTGAAGTGCCACCCCTCAGGGTAACAGCATTTTCAGTAAAACTTTACTTTACAGAAATTATCGCCGGAAAGACAGACGGCAACGACAATTGATCGTCAAATGCGGAGGAGCCAAAGGATCACCCGGGAACCTCAACATTGAGTCACCCGCCACGAAACCATCATCAATTGCGACACTCTTACCGTCAAGAACACGGTGAGCGTCACGAACACTGGAATCCTTACGTGTCCGCCAAATCTTCCTCGGAGATCCGACCTGACGAGAACCAAGATAAATACCCGCGTTCATCGCAGTCTGAGACTCATGCTCCGCAATTACACGGCGCCTCTTACCAATCAAATTCGCAAAAATGGCAGCCAAAGCAGCACGCAACAAACTGTTACGAGAATCCTCGTCCTCGTCCCCCAATGCCATCGCCACAAGAAGAGCCGCAGCAACTTCATCCTTCGTGGTCTGGTTCACCTTTTGCGTGCGGGCAACCTGAGCATCAAGATATTCCTTCAACTCCTCAGCATCAGGCTCAGAGTCCATCTTGGCTTCAAGGCCAACCGACTCGGCAGCCTCATTAACGATCGCAGAAAAAATAGGACGGAAATCTTCCTCAATCTGACGATCCCAAGCATCCGAGTCGAAAATTGCTTCAACCTCAAGGGTGCCTTCACGGATCGCCTTGCGCGACTTCGCACCCAAAGCCTTCTCAATGATCACCCGTTGCTGGCGCTCAAAAAAACGCTCCAAGGTGCGGTCAAGGATCTCCGCCCAACGATCAGATGTCTTTTCGGCTTTTAAATCCCACTCCGTGACAGCCTGATTCTCAGACTTGGTTTCGATGTCATCCAAAGAGTAGGACAACTGGCCCTCGGGCACCGGCTCAATCATCGATTCTGGGGCGCCGCCATCAGCGGCAGCAGGAGCAGCCGGAGCACCCGGAACCTGCTCACCGCCAGCAGGCGGAGCCGCCTCCATTCCCGGAGCAGCAAGTTCACCAGCAGCGCCACCCGGAGCAGGAACGCCGCCAGCCTCCGCGATCGGAGTCTGTTCTTCCACACTAAACGGCTTCTCCGTGTTCGCAATCGGAACAAGATTCGGGTTCCAAAGCAACTGATCGGCGATCTCCGACTCAACCTTCTCACGGCCAGTCTTGTCGCGGTACTCATTAACGCTGATCAAACCCTGCTGCAACTCGTCCATCAGGTAACGCTGGCGTTCCTGCTTGGAAATAATCAGGATAGGAACCGAGGTCGTGTCGAAATCGATGTAGTACTTCGGATCAAGGTCATCCAAGGCTCGGGCGATCGGCTCCAAGTGGGGGAGCATCGTCTCCATCCAGAAGACACGTAGTTCCTCGGCGGCGTTAGAGAACGTCCGACCTGAAGCGTTTCCGATGACCGACTCCGGAACACCAAAAGCGGCAAGGATTTCTTCCTTGGTCAACTGCCTCATCTGCACGTAGGCAGCATCACGAGGGTTGGATGCGGTGTCTACAAAGTCGGCACCATCGTCCGAAGAGATAACCCCAACAGAGCCAGCCCTGTTCAGATTTCCACGGAACCTGCTTCGCAACTCGTCCTTATCTTCCTCATCGATCTCGCCTCGGATAACCAGAAGACCGCCCGGACGACCGTCGTTGAGCAAGAAGTTGCGGTTGTAGATACGGGCAAGGTTCTCAATTTCGATTGCGATACCAGCCGACTCCATCGGAGTGAGCGACAAGTACGGGTCAAGGGGGTGTGGGCGCCGCAACCAGATGACACGCTCCGGCGGAAGAACAATTTTCTGCCCTTGAGCAAGATCTACTTGGAAACCTGCAACAAACTTGCGTGGATCAGGAATAGGGGAGGTGTGCTGCGGTGGGAGCAGGTTCAGCGCAATCACATCACCGTTGCGTCCCATTACCTTCTCAATAAAAACTCCACGAGTGGACATCAACATCTGGCTTGACATCCGGTAACGGAAAATGAACGAGTTCTCGCCCTCGTTAGCACGCGAGTTCAAGATGTCAAGAAGTTTGTTGCTGCGGTCAACAATCTGACCGTTTGGATTGTTGTCCTTGCGGAGCACCATCGGAAGGCGCGCTTGGTTACCGGCAATCGCATCAATGCACCGGTTCACCCAAACAACTTTCTGCATACCTTCCCGGTACGCACGTTCAATGTCCCAAGAATCACGATACGGACGGCCAGCAAGACCGGTGTTTACTGATACCGGCGCTCCCGGACCAAGGGATGCTGCTTTGATGCTGTTGGACCGCGCATCCTTAGTCTCTCGCGAATTCCATGCCATGTTTAGTCAGATCCCAAGAGATAGCCGAAAACCCCACAGGCGACGCCTGCGGTGATAAAACCTGCTGCGGGCAACAGCAAAGCCGCACCCACTGATGTCAATAGTATAAATGACAACATGAGTAAATTGGCGGTGATGCCACGCCATCTCATACTTTTTAACTTGTCGCGGAGTCGACGCACGTCCACCTCGTCTTTCAGAACCTATACTAACCTAAGTATCGGTTGCTCGGAGAGAAAATGTCTGACTGGAACAAAGTACTCAAATATTTGGAGCCGAAGCCACCACCTTACTGCCCCGAAGAGCCATCCATCACACAAAAAGTGTTTCTTCGAACCTACGCCCTAGAAGCACTCTTCGGCGGGTCGGCAGGCGGAGGCAAATCCAGCGCCCTGCTGATGGCAGCACTCCAATACGTGGACACCCCCGGATACAGCGCAATCCTCTTCAGGCGCACCTACGCTGACCTCGCCCTCCCCGGCGCGATCATGGACCGCTTCCAAACGTGGATCGCTCCAGAAGATGACATCCGATGGAACGCCAACAACTACACGGCGATTTTCCCGTCAGGGGCACGCATCTCGTTCGGATACCTCAACAACTCGCAGGACTATCTACGTTACAAGGGTGCCGAGTTCCAGTTCATTGGAATGGATGAGGTCACCGAAATCCGAGAGTCCGACTATCGCTACCTGTTCTCTCGCCTGCGCCGCCCGGCATCAGGTCCACTGGCGCAAGTTCCGCTAAGAATGAGAGCCGCATCAAACCCAGCACCCAACTGGGTTCGGCAAAGATTCATTGTGGAGGGCCAGCAGGAGGGACGGATCTTTGTTCCATCCAAGTTGACTGACAACCCCGGCATCGACGCTGCCTCATACCGCCAGTCACTCCAAGCGCTAGATCCCGTTGAACGGCGACGGCTAGAAGAAGGTGACTGGTGGTCAACAACTCTCGGTTCGCTTTTTGACAGAGAATCGTTTGTGCTCATCGATCCACACGATGTTCCGGAAGTCAGTTCGATGGCGCGTGCCATCAGGTTTTGGGACTTGGCAGCAACCGAACCCTCACAGTCCAATCCCGATCCTGACTGGACAGTTGGCACACTGATGCTGTTCGACCAAGGTGTCGCCTACGTGCTTGACGTGAAGAAGGCTCGTGTCCGTGGCGAAAAGGTGGAGCAGATGATTGCTCAAACCGCCTACGAGGACGGCCATCAGGTCGCCATCCGAATGGAGCAGGAACCGGGCTCATCCGGCAAAGCATTGGTCGATCAGTACGCACGTTACGTTCTTCCCGGCTACGACTTTGCTGGGATCAGAGCAACCGGAGACAAACTGACTCGGGCGCGTCCGTTCGCTGCTGCTGTCGCCAACGGTAACGTTCGCGTGGTGAGGGCGCCTTGGCTGACCGATTGGTTGGACGAGTTCGCTTCGTTCCCCGAATCAGCGAACCATGACGACCAAGTGGACTCCTGTGTGGGTGCGTTCACACATTTAACGGGATTGGGGTTGCCTCAGCGCAAGCGGGCGTCTATTATCGTCTGACGTACAGACACCACCTACTGAACAGGAAAAGTACATATGTCTACACCCCGGCCTGAATGGTTGGAGGATCACAAGAAGCGGATCCACGAGTTGTACGAGCATGTTGTGTCATGCGCTCAGGAAGAGTTGGCGCTGGAAGATGCGTGCAACATCCTCGTTGATCTGAGCAACATGAAAACCAGCATGGCGTTGATCTACGACGAAATGTTGAAGAAGGTCAGCGACCTGATGGAAGAGGAACCTCTGATTCAGGTTGAGTCCGGCCACAGCATTGAGAAGAAGTGGTCGAAGGATCGGCGCGGATGGCGCCACAAGGAACTCGCAGAGGTGGTTGCTTCCCGTGTCACCCAGATGTCTATCGACATGGATACCGGCGAGCGTCTAATGTCGCACGAAGAGATCGCACGAAGGATGCTGGATTTCGTCCAGCCTTCTTATTGGAGGGTTTCGGCCCTTGAAGAGATCGGAGTTGTTGCCGACGAGTATTGCACTGTTGGTGACACCAAGGCGAGCGTTGTCGTTCGCAAACCGAAAAACAATACTGCCAAGTGAGGGAATGAACATGTCTGATTTGTACAACCAACTGTCAGAGCCTTTTCCACCAGAGATGGAGAAAACGCTCAGCAAGGGCGGAACCCGCCTTACCTACATCCCCGTTTCTGAAGTCATCACTCGCCTGAACCGGGTGTTCGGAGTCGGAGGCTGGAGCAGCAATATCGTCTACTGCAAGAGAGACGAACTGGACCCCGACTACATCGTGGCCTCAGTGACGCTCAGCGCGCGGGTCGCCGACAAAAACGACTCAACTGGCGGCTGGATCGGTCACGACGGCATCGGCGGTCAGAAGATCAAGCGCACCAAGAACGGCGACATCGTTGATCTCGGCGACGAGATGAAGGGTGCTGTTTCCGATGCGTTGAAGAAGGCGGCACAGCAGTTCGGCATCGGCCTGTACCTTGCTCGCGATATTGAGGCGATGGAAATTGAGTTCGCTCAGGATGCCGAGATGGAAGCATCAAACATGCCGAAGAGCGAGTTTGATGAGAAGTACGAGCGGTTCCTTGACTTGCGCAAGGATTTCTCGGAGGCGCAGATGGCGGAACTTCGTGAGTGGTGGAGCGACTACTCGGGTGGTCGCCCAACACCTAAGCGTGAGGACATGACTGTTGAAGAGGTTGATCAGATGATCGTTCAGGCGGTCAGGATCAGTCTTGGTGGAACGCTTGTCGTTAAGGGCGACGACTGATGGCGTTCACGGCGCCGCCACACCTGTCGCCTTCCTCAATCAATTCATTTCTTTCCTGTCCCCTGAAATTCAAGTTCTCCAAGATTGACGGGATGGTAGAGCCTCCGACAGAGGCAACCCTAATGGGAAATTTCGTACACGAAATTCTTGAAGAACTGTACGCAATCCCACCAGATGAAAGAACAACCGATTTCGCAAAAACTATTGCACGTCGGTTGTGGGACGAGTCGTACAGGGAGAAAGTGAACCGCCACGTTCATCGGAGTAAGCACAACGAGTTGCGATGGAAGTCATGGTTCTGTGTTGAAAATCTTTGGGGTGTAGAAAACCCGCAAGAAACAGAACTTGACGGAATCGAATACGAACTGAACGGTGACCTTGGCGGCGTCCGGTTGAAGGGTTTCATCGACAGGTACATCATCAACGAATCTGACGGTCGCCTTGTTGTTGGCGACTACAAAACCGGTAAGGTGCCATCACCGAAGTGGGAGGACGACAAGTTTTTCCAACTTTTCATCTATGCGGCACTACTGAAAGAACTCGGTGTTGGTGAAGTTTCAGAAGTAGAACTGATCTACCTGAAAGCGCCAAAAGTTTTACGTCGACCAGTAACTGACAGCGACTTGCAGCAAGTAGTTGAAACAGTTGTTGACGTAAAAAATAAAATCGATCAACGATGCGAAGAGGAATACTTTGAAACAAAGAAATCACCCTTGTGCAACTGGTGCCACTTTAAGCGCATTTGCCCGGAATGGACATGATCTATGAACATGACAGATGACACATTTGCAAAACTTGTTGCCGAAGAAGTCAAGAATCGGGTAAACACCGAAAACAAGAAATATCTTCTTCGTAAAGAGAACTGGAACCGGTGGGAAAAATCACTCATCGCTCTCGTTCAAAACCTCAACAATCAAGTTGAGGACATCGAAGACGACATCAACGCAGACACCGAAAGGTACTCCCAAATTGAGGGCGGATCAGTGCTGCTCAGTGAAGCGCTTTCCGCTTACGAAATGCGGAAGAAGAAGATTGAACGCTTCCGCTTCCATGTCGAAAACCGTTTGACTCAGGTGAGCAAGATGATCGCTACTGGAGTCGAAATGGAGGACGACGTGATGACGAGACTCATGACACTCCAGAAAGCCATCAAGAGGCACAAGGAGTTGATGTACGAGTACGACCTAGAAGATACAGTTATCGACCGCGCCCTGTGGTCAGCCCTAGAAGGGAAATGGGAGTTTGAGTCAATTACTAGCAAGGACATCAACGATGAGTGATACCCAAGCATCTTCCGCAAAAGTCAACAAGCACAGTCGAACCGGATACGTACAAGGATGCCGGTGCGAGGTGTGCAGGTCCGCTAACCGGGAGTACCAGCGCAACTACATGCGTAAATGGCGTAGCCCGCAAAACGCTGAGACAACGACAACTTCGTGATGGAACGCGGGAAGGGTTTGAAACGAACCGGAAGGCTCAACCCTCGTTCTGCGAAAACAAAAAAGAAATACGAAGAACGTCGCCCGTTAGTGGAACGCCTTCTCTCTGAACGCTCATGGTGTGAGGCGTGCCCAGTTTTTGCTGAGCATGACCACAAACCAACTTATGTTCGGCGCAGAAGCGTGGATGTTCACGAAGTAGTTCGCCGAAGTCAAGGCGGCTCCATACTGGATGAGGCTAATCTGCTGTGCGTGTGCAGAGACTGTCACCGTCGAATCGGGAACTATCCGGAACTTGCTTTCCAACTTGGCTTAGCGAAACACGGGTGGGAGCGATGAGGTCCATCATGGGGCTGGACTTGTCTTTGACATCCACGGGCTTGTCGTGTGATGGGCATACATCCACTATTGCGGTCGGGTCAAGGGGGGCGCAACGACTCTTTGATATTGAAGCACGCCTCAGAGCAGATCTATCTGCCAAGGGTCTGCCCGGAGTTGTTGTTGAGGGGTATTCGTTTGCTAGCCGAAACAGTCAGGCTCACGCGATCGGGGAACTTGGTGGCGTGGTCAGACTTCTGCTTCACAAGTTAGACATCCCTTACGTTGAGGTGCCGCCAACAGTGCGAGCCAAGTTTGCTACAGGGAAGGGCAATGCAGGAAAACACGAAGTTGTATCAGCAGTATCCGCTAGGACGGGAATCGTCTGGTCGGGAAAGGGAGCGGACGACGAGTGCGACGCTTTCATCCTTGAGGAAATGGGGCGTGTCGCTCTCGGACGGGGGAGATACGAGTGGCCAGCAGAGAACAGGCAGGCCCTCACCAAAATCGACTGGTCAGAACTGGAGGCGTACTGTGGCAAGGAGTAAGCCGATCTCGCAAGTTGAGATCGAAGAAGAAATCATCCGTCTCACTTCGCTGCTGGAGGAAGAGACTGAAGCGTTCGAACAGTTGGCCCAGCACGGAGCCGAGCGTGAAGCGATGTACAAGTCATCGTGGGCTAAGGAGTATCTTGCCGCCAAGGGTTCAATTAAGGAGCGTGAAGCGTGGGCCGACTACAAGTTGGAGTCGCTGATTTATGACCACAAGATTGCTGAAGCGTTGGTGAAGTCGAAGCGGGAGAAGTTGTCATCGTTGCGAACGTCAATTGATGCTCTTCGGACTCTTGCCGCGAATGTCAGAGCCCAGACCGGCTCATGATTCTTCGACGGGAAGTCAACTGGCTTCGCGTTCTTCCTAATTTGGCAGAGAACTTTTCCACCTGCGCGAAGAAGCAGTATGCGGCTGTTGTTTTGTCACCGCATGGGCGTGTGATTGGTTTCGGTTACAACGGTTCACCTCCCGGAATGGGTCACTGCAACGAAGGGCATTGCCCTCGTCTCCATGTTGACTCTGCGAGCGGAAGCATTTACGACAACTGCATTGCGCAACATGCGGAAGCGAACGCTGTCCTCTGGACCGATCCTGCGCAGAGAACTGGCGCAACACTGATCGTGAATGGCCCACCTTGCTTTGGGTGCGCTAAGCAGATTGCCTCAAGTGGAGTAAAACGTTTGGTGTGTTATGTCGATCCGGATTATGCGGATTGGACTAATGTTCGGGCGTTCCTGTTTAAGGCCGGTGTCCATGTTGTTGAGGCACCAAAGAATGTGGAGTTGTAACCATGGCAGAGAAAATCGATAAGTCAATCAAAAATCTGGCTGTAGATATTGACACGCTGATGCCGCTTCCGGGCAATCCGAGAAAGGGCAACGTGGAAGCGATCATGGCTTCATACGACGAGTTTGGTCAGGTGAAGCCGATCGTCGTTAGGCCCAATGGTGATGGGACATCAACGGTCATCGCGGGGAACCACCAGTTGGAGGCAGCCAAGCGTCTGGGCTGGTCAAAGATCGCGGTTGTTCAATATGAGGTTGACGATAAGCAGGCGACTGCGTTCGCTTTGGCAGATAACCGCACCAACGAGATGGGGCACACGGACCCAGAACTACTCAATGAATTGTTATCCACTATTACGGATGACTATGCTCCATTTCTTAGTGAACTTGGATGGGACGAATTTGAACTAGCCGCAATCGAAGAACAATCATGGCGGCTATCGAACACAGAAGAGGTCGGCTACACCCCGCCGGAAATCATCGACCTAAATTCAACCAAACAAACCACGGCGCCGTCTGTTGAAAT